ATTTGGGGCGGCGCGGGAGGATCAGCTTTGCCGCGTAGGGCCAGGCGAAGAGCGGGCGGTTGATGGCTGGCGCGTCGAATTCGTGGCGCTGCAGGATCGCGACCTTCCCTCTCCAAGGCTCAGTCACGATCAGCGCCTGCCGAACGAATTCACGCGCGAGATCGAATGGCGGATTGGTGACGACCGCCGGCATTCGTTGCGGCCGGCGCCGGTCGTGCACGAAGTCGATTATCTGTGTGTCCGGCCAGCCGTAATCATGGATATCCGAGGCGAAGACGCGATATCCGGCGCGCTCCAGTTCGGCTGCCATGCGGCCATCGCCAACCGCCGGCTCCCACACTTCAACTACCGTATCGGGCTGTGTGACCGCAGTACCCGGCAACTGAAGTCGAAACGACACTTCCGCCAGCAGCGCCCGCGTCACCCACGGTTCGGTAAAGTACGCATCCCTGGCATTGCGCACATACCCGGCTTCACCGTGACTCGCGCTCTTGCGTGCCGGGGCGACCGGACCGAGGAGATCGGCCTCATCCGGCCGCTCGGCGCTGCGCTTGAAGGTGGCGTTGCCGAGCGGGCTCATCGCCGCACCCAATTACTGGCGTCGCCCGGGCTGCGCTCGAACGATTTCACGACGCTCATTGCCGGTAATCCCGCATATGGCCTATCACGCGGCCCTCGCGCCAGATCGCGCCATCCGGCTCGACATGCGCATAGCTCGGCGGCGGCTTCAGCGCGGTGCCGTCGCGGTCAACCTGGTCGAGGTAGCACAGCGCGCCGCTTCCGTCGTCGTGCCTGACGTAGCGCACCGGGACGCCGTCGATGGTGAATTCGCCGATCACCTCGCCGAGCTTCACGCCACAGGGCTCAGCCATTGCCGCCCTCCAGCGCTCGCCGCTCTACCTCGCGACCGAGATCAGTAAGAACGAATCGATTGGAGCGCGGATCGTATATCGTCCAACCACGCTCGATGCTCCGGCGCAACCGAGCGCGCCGAGCTTTCGAGATTGGCCGCCGCGCAGGAGCCCGATCAAACGCCCGCATCTGCTCGCCGATCGACAGCACGGGAAAAGGGGCCTGCTCAGCCATTGCCGCCCGCCCGCGCCAGGGCCATGCGCTTCCTTGTTGCGGCGGCGCGTTTCGCCAGGAGCTGGCCGGCGACACGCGCCTTGCTGCCGAACTGGCGATGAACTGTAAGGCTGCCGGCGCTCATCGCCGCACCCTGCGGATCGGGATGATCTGAGCCTCGGGTTTGGGCTCAACCAGCTGCAGCCAGAACGGCAACCCCTTGTCGTTCAACCGGTCGATCAGCCGCTGGGCTTTTGATTCGGCGTCCTGTTGGGTCTCTCCGAGGACGATCAATTCCGGGCAGAGGTCATTATCCTTGAAGACCTGGCAGAGACACGCCGGGGATTGACCGAAGGAGGGGCCGAGGCGGTAGGGCTTCGTCATGCCGGCGCCCCCTTCGGTAGGGCGAGGGGTTTCAGCCCATCAGCGGCCCTCAGCTGGTTCGCTAGATCGTAGAGGCGCTGCAGCGAGCTCGGCTTGCCGTCGAGCACCACTTCGACTTTCTCAAGCCAAACCGTTCGGCCATCTTGCGCGTCGGAAGGCTGGCCCTCGCGAATGATCGCGCTTCGGCCTTTGCCGCGCAGAAACGCCGCGACCTGCTCCGGCGATTGCACCAGGCTCACGCCCTTCTCGGCGATGAATTTGGCAATCGCGTCTCCGTCGGGCCCGGCGGGCTTCGGTTTCAGCGGCGGGGCTGTTGGCCGCAACGGCACCGCGGCGCGCGGGACAACCGGTCTAGCCGGTTCCGGCGCAGCGAGCGGCTTGGCTGCGGCGGCGCGTTGCGGCGTCAGCGCTCCGCGCAGCCCCGCGACGAGGAGCGGGATCGCGCCGGAACCACCGAGCCCGAGCGGGCTTGTCGCCGCCCATCGCTCGGGGCCGAGTTTTTCGAGCGCCCGGCGCAGCTCTTCGGCGCTTCCGTTTTCGTTCAGGAACCGCGCCGCCGCCTCAAAGAACGCGCCGTGCAATACTCCCCGTTCGCGGCCCCAGCACGCCATCAGCACCGCGATGGCAGAACCGAGATTAGCCGCGCCCTGGGTTTTCAGCGCCCTGCGCAGCGACGGGATCGCCGCGGTTTTGCCTGGCGGCACCTGTTTGATCGCCATCGCGTAACCGAGCAATTCGAGACCGGCCGCATCGGCAAGGCGCTTGAGTTCTACCGCCTCCGGGCGCCCCGCGAGCAATTCCCCCTTGAATAGAGCTTGTGGGCTAAGCCCAAGGCGGTCGCGGTTCGCCGACGCGAAGATTTCAGCGGCCTGGTCAGTCGAGGTGACGCCGACGACGACCGCCGGCACCAGCGGCTGGCCGACCGCCCGCGCCGCGGCGACGCGGTGCTGGCCGTCGATAATTTCCCAACGGCCGCCCTCCTTCGCCATGACGATGACGACCTGAAACTTCGCCCAGCGAAAATTCGCGGCTATTCGGGCGATATGACGCTGCGAGGCAGGACGGTCGATCGTGCGCTGATACGCCTCATCGACGTCGAGCCGGTCGACCGGGAGCCACGCGAGCTCCGGACGCGGACCCGGACCGGGCGCGTCGGCAGCGTTCAGCACCGCGTCCACCACGGACCTTCAGCGGGTTCTTCGGCGAGTTCTTTATCACCCTCGGCGCTCAGCCAGTTGCCTTCCCTGCGGGTGACCGCGCGCGTCCCGGTGACCCGGTTGACGATCTCGACCTCGCCTTCGGGCCAATGCTCGTCCGCCCATCCTTGGGCGCCGAGGAGCGACTTGAAATGCTTGGGTCCATGGATGCCGCGCCTGGCGCTCCACGGCCGCTCCAGGCGCCTATCGTGCTGTTCCTTGCGGCTCAGCATCGCCTCAGCCACAGATAAAGCTTCTCAAGACAGCCCATCGCAAAGGCAAACCCGCAGCTAATACTGACGAGCGAGACCAGGAGGAAAAGATCGCTCACGGATGCGCCGCCTCGGCTTCGGTCTCGCGCTTGACGAGCAAAACCGAGAACCCTCCCCGGCCGAAAAGATAATTGAGCGCGCGCCGCCAGTTAAGGGAACGCAGTTCATCCGCTCCCGAGTAGGCGATGCCTTGATCCGCCAGAGCCGCGCGGATGACGTGAAGGACAACCGATTTGCCGGCACCTTCGGGCCCGCTTACCTCGACGGTTACTGGGTGCAGCTGGCGTGCGGCCGGCGGCGGGGCGCGATCTACGTCTGACCCCTCCCCGCCGGCCTTCTCCTCGCTCGGTGTATCCCAGGATGCGGCGACTAACTCAACCACGTCCCCGTATAGTTGGGTGGCAATGCCCAGCGCGTCCTCTGCGCGCGTCGGCGCCATCGGGCACGGTATCGGCTCGGGCAGCTGTGGCGCCGCGGATTCGCCGTTGCGCCAGCGCTCCAAGGCTTCGGCGCGCCGGTTGAACTCGGGCGCAGCCATATTGGCTTTGGCACGGAAGCGAGTCTTGAAGAAGGCCGTCATGCGACAGCCTCAAGATCGGCTGCCTCGATCCTCGGCGGGAGCGCCGGGAGGGCGAGCTCGACCCTGCCGTCATCGGCCTTCCATTGCCGGCGCATGCCGTGCGACAGCGGCCACAGGCTCTCGGCGGCGCCGGGAAACTCTTTGATATGCTCTTCGATATCTTCGAGGACATGATCGAAGACCCAGCCCCCGCAGTTGAGCACGAGCCATTCCGTCGCGACCGTGCAGTGCCGGCAGGTGAAATGCGTCAGCGGGTCACCGTCGTAGACCATGAAAATGCGGCGATACCGCTCACCCGGCTCGATCGCGCGACGACACTCGCTACAGCTGTAGGGCTTGCGCGCGATCGGGTTTACTTCGGACCTAACCGTTGGGCCGTCACCGTCATAGTCGCCGCCCATGCACATCACGCAGCCTCCGGGCTCTGGAAGAACCCGCGCGCGTGAAGAAAGGCGCGCCCGTCATCGTCGAGCGGCTCCAACGCGAGGCACTGGGCGACCCAGCTTTCGTCGCCGGCGAGCGCGCGCAGCGCGTCGTAGAGCTGTTCGCCCGTGGGGCGCTGGCGCTGGGTGGTGCGGTCCACGGTTTCCCCCTTCTCTTCAGCCCAATAACCGGGTGCCTCTTTGCGCCATCGCCTCGGGGGAGGAGGCGATTCGCCCGACTACGCCACCCAACTCCCGCGATTGCGGGGATCGTGCCGCTCCTCAAAGATCTCGTCCGGAGCATCGATGCCGCGCTCTTTCGCGAGCGCCTTAACCTTGCGCATGAGCCGTGGCGGCAGGCATCCTGCCCGGCGCCATTGGTAGACGGCGCCGACCGTCACTCCGGTCAATTCGGCGAACGGCTTGGTGCCGCCGAACGCGTCGATCAGTTCGTTGGTTTGCGCTATCAAGCCCATAGGCCGCTTTTCCTCCTCTCGATCGCATTTGTCAATTGCCTTTTAAGTGTGAGGTCACCTATTCTCATTTTGATGATGATCCCTCCCTCCCCACGGAAAGGCATCCCCCATGCCCCAGTTACTGCAAGGCGCACCGCTCCCCGGTATGCAGCTCGGTTCCCGCTTTGGCCGGCGCCAGGCCTTCGATTTGCGCCAGCGGGTGACGATCAGCGGCACTCTCGTCCATTCGACCGACAAGAGCTATCTCATAGCGGGAACCAAGGCGCGGGCCTTTGTGCCGCGCGGGTTGGTCAGCCACAGCAAGGAAAACGGCACCTTCACGATGCCGGCTTGGCTCGCCCGGCATCGGGGGTTTGTCTGATGCCCGGCTGGGTGAAGCTCGGCAATATCGCCGTGGTACGCCAGCCCTACCCGCTCCCCAAACGCCGGAAGCGCGAGAAGCTCGGCGTCCAGAAGGCGCCGCAGCGGATCTGGCCGAGGCATCGCCGGTGGGTGAAGAGCCATGAATGCTGCGTCGCCGGCTGCCGGGCCCTCGAGGTTGATTTCGCGCATATCAGGACGGCAGCGACAGCCGGGATGGCGCTCAAGAGCCACGACAGTTTCGGCGTACCCCTCTGCCGGTTGCATCATGACGAGCAGCACCGCTGCGGTCAGGGGACGTTCGAGGACCGCCACGGGATAGACCTCGACCAGATCGCGGCCGAACTGGTCCGCACCTCACCCGACCACAAGATGCGCCTGATGCTGATGCTGGAGGCGAGCGCAGCCTCGGAGACGATTGCGAACCCGGTTGTGGGGAAAGGCTTCATCTGATGAAGACCGCCCTGAGTGCGATTTTGCTGATCGGGATGACCGCGGGCGCCTGGATCCACGCCTTCTTCCAGGCGCCGCCTCCGCCGCAGAGGTTTCCCGAGTTGGAGTTCTTCAAGGCGGGCGAGATCGTGCCGGTCTACATCGCCGCGGCCTCTGGCGCAGTCCTGCGGTTCACCACCGACACCGTGGGGTGGCACGACAGGGATATGTGGGAGGTCAGGCCGGTCAAGGCGCGCAATGACGATATCGGCGACGGCGACTATACCATCGCCGGCCTCTTTCGCGCCGAACGCCTCAGCGACGCCGATTGGGTGATCGAGGATGGGCGCATGAATATGTTTGTCGGCTGCCCCGCCGACATGCGCCAGCGCGCCGATAAAGACGATCACTGCGATGACCGCGCCTCAGCCTTTCACGATCTCGTTCCGCATCACCGCTGGTGGATGCACGGAGAGGGCGGCGAGTGATGGACCATTTTTGGCTCGAGCTTGAGAAAGGTTTCATCTGATGAAGACCGTTCTCATCATCGGCAGCCTCGCCATCGCCAGTTGGCTTCTGGTCGGCGCGATCTTCTTTGTCGTCTTCACCCTCGCCAGTGCGATTTTTGGAGGAGCGGCATGACCAAGATCACCGAGAAGGAGTGGAACGTCGACGGTGATGACCGACCGGGCATGGCGTGGAACCGGCACATCGTCCTCGCCGAAAACGCCGACATGCGCATCTGCTTCATGGCGCACGGCAGCGGCGTCAGCGATGACGAATTTGCCGAAGCGGCCCTGCTGATCGCTGGCGCACCGGCTCTCTTGCGTGCCGCACTGTTGCTCGAAGCGGCCGAGGAGGTACACGCCAATTGTCCGGAATGCGACGGTGAAGGCGTACCGGAACTTTGTCCCGCGTGTTTCCCGCTTTTTGACGATGCCCGGATTGCCCGGCGCGCGGCGCTGGAGAAAGCCGCCAATGGCGCGGTGATCGGATGAACGACAACACCCCAGCCGATCCCCTCATCGAAACCCGCATCAAGGGCGGGCTCCAGCATGGCGGTTTTGGCGTCGACTACCTGGACGGCGCCAATCTGGTAGAGCTGCACGGCGCCTACAGTATCGCTGAACTGGAAGCCGTTGCCCGGTATATGCGCGAGAAGGGAGCCCGACCCGATGGCGAATAGCGAACTCATCTCGCCGCCTGATCGGATTTCCGCCGGGTACGAGGATCGCCCCGGGCGCTTGCCGCAGACGATCGTCGCGGAGGTGTCAAAGAACTGGCCGGGCGACCCCGAGGACTTGCTGTCGATGCGCTTCGAGGAGGTGATCGAGGTCAATCGGGAGCGCGGATACCAGCTCCAGTCATGGCACCTCAGCCGCGTCTACGTCGAAGAGGCCCTCAACGAGACGATCATCGCCGTCTTCGTGTGGGAAAAGGTAGCTGAGCCCGATGGCGAATAGCGCTTTCGACCCGTGCACCGAATGCGGCGCAAAATGGTATGGACCTCACGCGCCGAGATGCTCGATCGCGGCCGAGAAGTTTCTTAAGACCTTAGCCCAAGATGGCCGGGCAGTGGCGGCCGATAATCCGCGCTGCCCAAGCTGCGGTGCCGTCGAGGAGCGTTGGACCGAGACGGTGCCGCGCCATTCGGGCGATGGCGATAGCTGGTCGATCTCGTGCGGCGATTGCGGGCGCGACTACGAGGTCGAATTCCTTGTCAGCTACAGCTTTCGCGTGCGCGCGACCAAGCCAGAGCCCATCCCAGCGCCGGGGGTATCCGGCGCACATGACCAACCCCCAGGGGAGACAAAGCCATGACGAGAGACGAACTAGCAAAGCAACTGGCGGACGCGGGCCTTCTGCCATTGTCGCGCGCCGATACAATCATTCGCGCGATCGAGCACCGGATTTCCGAGGCATTGGCGCGGGGCGAGAGCGTCGAATTCTACGGGTTCGGCCGCTTTTCGGCGGTGACGACCTTGCCGCGCACGGGAACCAATCCGCGCTCTGGCGAACCGATCCAAATCGGCCAGAAGAAGCGCGTCACCTTTAAGCCCGGCTCGGTCTTGAAGCGCGCGGTCGACCCAACACGCCAAGCCGCCTGAACCCCGCACGGCAGGAGGCTTGATCGTGGCCGGCCGCACTTTTGCCCTTGACGGGTAGCGGGCCGGCCGATGGCCGGCCTGAGTGCGATCCCTGAAACAGCGCGGAATTCCTAGCTTCTGCGCTAGTTAGGAGGTTAAATGGTTTCCGACTTTGTTTTGGTATCGTCGGCCGTGTTGGCACTGGCACCTGAAAACCCGATGACCGCGCTCGCAAGCGCGTGGGCATCGCGCCATTACGGGATAGACGTTCCTTCCGTTGCAAGCTGGAGCCGCGTGCTGCAATTCTGGTTTCTGGTAATTGCAACTGGCTTCATCGAAAAACTACTTTAACCCGGCCGGCGCCCGGCCGGCCGTTCACCGGAGGAAGGACATGACCAGGCTACCGCTCGCGCTTTTGTTCGTCTTTGCGCTTGGCGCGGGAGCGCAGGCCCAGCAATGCAAGCTCGGGCCGATACCGGATCAGAGTGCGGGATGTACGCCGGGGCTCGCGGCCTCAACCAATGAGGCGGATGTCTGCTCGCATGCCGGGGGAACCTACAGCCAGCGCCATCGACTGACGCAGAACCCCGAGACGAAGCTCGAGGTCATGACCCGCTACGGGGTGCCCTTTGCGCAAGCCGGGAAGTTCGAGGACGACCACGACCTGCCGCTTTGCCTCGGAGGGTCCGATTCGGTCGCGAACCGCTGGCCGCAATCGCGCACGGGAGATTGGACCGCGGCGGAAAAAGACCAGCTCGAAGCCTTTGCCTGCCGCGAGGTCTGCGCCGGTCATGTGCCGCTGGCAACCGCGCAGGGCTGGTTTCTTGCCCCCGCCGATTGGCGCCAGGCATACCGTGCTATGGCAGCGGGGACGCTGGTACCCTGATCTCGTGATTGAGCGGTCCGCGCTCGCTGCCTTCCGGCACGAACGGGCCGAGCGAAGGCGCGCAGCCGCACAGCCCCAACAGCAAGAACGCCAAGAAGAAGGCGAGCGCCCGCATTTTACCCCAGCGCTCGCGCGCCCTTCTGGTAGAGCGCGATCGAGTGCCATTCGGCGTCGGGACTGATCTTCGAGAGGATCGTCGGCGGCGCGTTCGGATCGGGCGCCTCGTTGATCGCGGTGAAGGGCACGAGGTCGCGCCATTCGAGCCAGGGCGCGAACGGTTCGGGCACCTCCGGCACCGGGTCCGGACCGTTGCGCAGGCTCGTCACCGGGACGCCCGAGGATTTGACCAGCGTCACCAAGTGGATCATGCCGGGTTTGGGGCAGCCGCAGAGGGCCACTTGAGCGACGGGCAGATCATCGAGGATCGCCATCGCCGCAAGCTCCGCGGCGTGCGCGCCGCCGAGGCTGTGTCCGCTATAGGCCAATTTTGCCAAGGGGCGCAGCGCCTGGCAGATGGCCTCGTGCGCGGGGACGAGGCCGATTCCGAAGCCGTAGGGGACGAGACCGAGCGAGGGATAGCCGGGAACCGCGCGCGAGCCCTCCGATATCCCGTCGATCCACCAATCCCTCAGATCGTCCGACCCGCGACAGTCGACGATATCGAAATCGCCCACCTGGCGGATCGCCCAGGCGATGCCGGCGGTTTGCTGCTGGACCGCGAAATGCCCCACGGGCGGTGCGTAATGCGCCGCCATCGTGTCGACCAGCTCAGGGAGCGGGATCACTTGATTTTCGACCAGGGGTCGGAGCCATCGGCGCTCCACGTCTGTCCGTTGTGCTGAGTCGCGCCGCGTTCACAGTGCGCGCCTTGCGAGGCGTACCAGCCGTTACCCCCGAGGCTCCAGGGTTGAGCGGCTTGATCTATCTCACGAACGCGATCCCAGCATTCGGCCAGCGAAGGAAATTGCTCGTAGTGAGAGCTTTCCCCGCAGCCGAAGCCGCAAACCCATGCGACCAAAACGAATGTTTTGATCACGGCGCCCTCGCGTGCTTGATGCCGCGGGCGTTGAAGCCGTGCAGCGCCTTGGCGAGCCCGACAACGGCGCCGAAGACCGCCGCGCAGAAGATCGCGCCGATGACGACGAAGGTCAGCAGCCATCGCGCCGCATCGGCGAGGAGCGGGATCATCAGCCGCGATCGGCGCGTGCTGAGGGGCTGCTGTGGGTGTTCTCGGCTCCGACCAGGGCGAGCGGTGCCACTGCGGGTGCGATCCCCTGCAGGCCGCCGAGCGCTGTGCCGATGATCAGCGCCGGGTTCGATGCGGCCGTGATCGACGAATTGACCGTACGCGCTTTGATGAAGCACTGCGATCCAAGGACATCGACGACGTTGTTGAACTGATCGGAGTCCGGGATCATCACCGACATGACTTCGGCGGCGGGAATGCCCCCGAGTTGCTGGCCCTGAAGGACCGCTTGGGTCTTCTGCAGCTCTTGCACGACCGTGATGCCGCCGCCGGCGCATTGCGCGCCGCCCGTATCCGGCGGGGTGAACGAGAGCGCGACGTTCTGCGTCAAGGTGAGCTGCTGCACTCCGGTGTTGAGCAGCTGGTCGACGTAGTTCTCGATCGCGAGGCTGTCCGCCTGGCTGAGGGTCAGCGGCGGCGACGGCAGGGTTGTGGGCGTCGTGCCCGGCCCGGTCGGTGCGCACGCGGCCATGAGGAGAAGCGCCGCGACCGCAAGGATGCGTTTCATGGGTTCAGTCCTTTCGGTTTAGCGGCTCGAAAAAGCCGCAAGATGTTGTTGAGCTTCGGCGATCGACTTGCCGTAATCGGCATCAGCCGCAGCGCGAGCCGCCTCGAGGCGGGTAACCTGATCGCGCCAGCGAGAGGCTTCGCAATTAGTCATCGCGGCGGGTGTCGGCTCACCGCCGCACGCGCCATTCATAACGTAGCTGTAATCTGTTCTTCCGCCGCCACAGCCCGAAAGCGCCAGCAAGAATCCCATTGCGAGAATGCGTTTCATGACCGATCCTTTCGGGTTGAGGTGCGTCAGGCAAACGGTGGATCATCGATGTTCAGGGTTTGGTGACGGGCGCGCTTGTCGCGAGCGCGGCGGAAGAGGCGGCGATCGTGTCGTCTTTCTTCGCGCTGCCCATCGAAGATCCGAAGAAAAAGCCCATGGCGCCGGCGGCGAGGTTCAGGAGGCCGGTCGCCAGCACGGGCTTCAATGTCGCGTCTCCGGTAAGAAAGGCGACTCCGGTCACGAAATCGAGCGAGAGCACGAGGACCAGACCGAGCCCCGGCAGCACCCACCACGGCATCCCCTGTCGCAGGTTGTCGTTGGCGGGGGCCGCTGCCGGCGGCTGGGTCTGCGGCACAGCCGGGCGCGGCGGGCTCGGGCTTTCAGCGATCGACATTGCAACTCCTTGTATATATCGGAACGGCGCAAAATACCACCGTCAGCGTGACGATCGCCGATTCTGGGATGACCATGCGGGCCGATATCGGAATTCCGATGACGCTCAAATCCAGCCCACGACCCTTGCGGTCCAGAACACCAGGAGGATGACGAGGATGCCGAGCGCGCAGATCGCGCTGGCGATCGTCGCGTCCTGCGGTATCGCGCGCCGGCGGGTCAACTCTTCTCGGGCCCAATCCAATCGGCCTTGAAAGGGCAATCGTCGCCGCAGGGCGAGGAGGATCGTAGGCAGTTGTAAATTTCATGCCACCGGTTTTTGGGCACCGGGGACCTTCCTCGTCGCGGATGCGGTCGCGCGCCGCGCGAATCGTGTCGTAATCGTCGGCCCAGCGCGTCGCCATCACGCGGTCCACGCGTCGAGATCAGCTGGCGAATTGGCGTGCGGCGCGAAATCCGAATCGATGGAAATGCCGAGGTGCAGCCCGCGGACGTCGCCGACGTCCTGTTCCATGTCTTCCTTGCCTCCGGTCACATCGACCCGGGTCCCCCGCATCCCCATACCCCCCGCATCCCAGGCGAACTTGGCGATCCCGGCCGATTTCAGTTCCTCGGTGAAGGCGCCGTTGCCGTAGGCGATCATCGGACAGACCGCGCCCGTGAGATCGTTGACCTTGGCGACGCAAACCGAGGCATAGGCCCGGCACGCCGGGTCTTGGCTCGCCTGTTCATCGAAATCGAAGGTCAGGATGTAGCTCGTGCCGGGCGGCTGCCCGCAGACCTTCATGTAGACAGCAATCCCTTCGCCGTCTTCGCTCCCGGCGCCCGCGCCCTGCAGCGCCCGTTCCGCGGTCGTCTCGAAAATCGGGATGATCCCGACCGCGACATAGGCAGCCTCGGCCGCGGCGAAAATCTGGTCGCGGTCCGCCGTCGAGAACAGTTTGTAATAGGGCAGGAAGATGCGCACGCCTTTCTTTATCGCCAGAGGGGCAATGGCGCCCAGATGCTGGTCGGCGTCGAAGGCTAAAAGGCCGGTCACGGCTCGTCTCCTTGGTTGTTTTGGGGTTGGATCGCATCGCGCAGATCCTTGACGGCGCGCTCGATTGCGTCGAGCTTCTGGTCGGTCTTGTCGAGGACCTTGGTCGCTGGCGGCGGGTTGGGGACCGGCGGCGACGATATCTCGATCGGCGCCGGGCGCGCGAGGAGTGCCGCGGCGCAGCCCGAGACCGCAAGCGTCAGCACGAGGCTAGCGGCGGCCCGCATCGGATTTCGCGACGGCGGCGCGCAAATCGGATAATTGGTCATAGATCTTGTCCAGTACCGTTGCGATCCTGGTGTCCCGGGTGCGCTGGTCGTCGCGCTCGGTTATTGCGGTTTTCTCGTCCTGTTCGACCCGCTGCTGGAGCAGGCTTGCTTCGCTGTGGAGCGCGTTGATCTGCGCTTCCATGTTGGCGTAGCCCCATAACCCCCAGCCGGTGAGAGTGGCGCAGGCGATGATCGCCTGCATGATGTGACCCAGTTCGATCGTCGGCGAGAACCGCACCGCCATGAAAAGATTACCGTCCCGACAGGGTACGCTTCGCGGTGGGGGATTTCGCGGTATTGCGGGGCTGCGGGCGCTGCGGTCGGCCGGGCCGCAAGGGTGTCGCCTTCGCCTGGATCATCTGCGGCGCGGCGCGGGGCGCTGGAGAGGGCGCCGGGTTATCGGGCGAATCGGGCATCAGGGAGGCTTCACCCAGCGAGCGACAGAGCGGCCAGTGGCGCCTCGAATTCACGGCGCCTCGGGTAGCGTTTGGCCGCCCGGTCGTAGAGCACCACGTTGACGCTGGCTGCGAGGTTCATGCACCCACGCGTCGGCACCACGATGATGTTCCGGCAGCGATCGGTGATCTGTTTGCCGAGCGTTCCGTCTTCCGGACCGAAAATATAAAACGCGCGCTCCGGGTGGTTGTATTCAGGGAGCGGAATGGCCCCTTCGATCAAATCCACCGCGACGGGAACGCAGCCGAATGGAATGACCGAGAACAGGTCATCCACATTGATGAGAGGAAAGTGACGATGGCCTTTCATGGTGTCCGTACTGGCCTCGCGATAGCGCCGACCCGTAGTGACAACCATCGCGGCATCGTAGACCCAAGCGGCACGGAGGACCGACCCGACATTGTTGTGGTCTTTGGGCTGGAACAGCCCGATGGCAGCATATCCGCGCCCGCGCGGCAGTTCGACGATCTTCCCCATCAAACGCATCCCTTAGTCGGCATCAGAGGAACTTCACCAGCTTTGCCTCGAGCTGCAGCTCGCCGAACTGATTGCGCGAGAACATGAGATTGACATCGATCTTGTGGCTGTTGGCTTCTCTCGCCAGGGCGAGAACAGGCTGCAGCCCCTCGGCGAACCGGCGCTTCAGATCGGTTACGACATCCGTTTCCGACACCAGCTTGGCGACGTTCTCGTTCATTCTCGCTCCGGGGCCGATAAGGGCGTGATTCTACCGTGGCGCGAGCGCTCGATCAACCGCCTGCATCTGCTCGCGGCCGGCATGGGCGATCTGAATTTCGCTGTAGTAGATCGTGTCGATGAGCTGGCGCTTTTCGTCGGGGGCGATCCCCGGATCCTTCCAGATATCGCGGATCAGGTGCGAGTGCTCGGCCAAGGCCGAATGGATACCGTCCAACTGGACAAAGAGCCGCGGGCCGCCCGCGGCCTGGATGCGGTCGAGCGCTTCGAGGTCGCCTTCCTGGGCTTTGGCCTTCCAGGTATCGAAGAAGCGCTTGTTGCGTTCATAATCGTCATAGAAGCGCTGGATCGATTCGGCGCTTCCCGAGGGATAGCGCACGGCAAAGGCCTTGATGACCGGGATATCCGCGAGGGTGTCGGCAGGCCTGGGAGGATCCGGAACGAGGCCCGCCTTGCGCAGACCCGCATCGGCGATATTGAGCGCGTAGACCCCGAGATTGCCGGTCCACGCCCGCAGGTAGTTCTCGAGGAGAATGGGCGTCGTCAAGGCGCGCGCGACGCCGCCGGCCATCGGCGAATCCATGTCGAGGCTTTCCTGCCGCACCCGGGGAAAAGCCGCGATCAGTTGGCCCAGCTTCTTCGCCGTCTCGCTGGTATAGGGCGCGTACTGGTATTCCGGCAATTGGCCTTCGAGCTCGGCCGGGACCAGGGTCCTGTTGGTGAAGGCCGAGCGGTTGGCGAACTGGTCGATCACCGGCGAGATGGCGGAGGGGTAGAAATTGGGGACCACAGTATCGGCGATCGACTTGCCGAATTCCCGGAAGGCGTCGGGGTTCGAATTATTGTAGGCTTCCAAGGCTCGCTCGGTCCCGGACCCGAAGATGACGCCCATGCCCCAGGGTTTCGGCACGCGGAAAATATGGCCGCCGTCTCCGCCGTCCTCCTTCGCCTTCCCAGTCATGATGATCCAGAAGAGGTCTTTCTCCCATTGCGGGATTTCCTTGTACCGCGGATCGTCATGGTTGGCGGCCCAGAGCAGCGCCGAGGGCAGCATGATTCCCCCGGCGATCTTCAGGGTCGTGGGTATCGGGTTCTGGATGAACGCTCGCGCCACCCGGTCGGTGTCTTGCAGGGTGATATTGGCAAACGCGGTTATCATGTTGTAGGCGCGCATCTGCGCCCCGATTCGCGCGGCGTCGACCGCGACGTCACGCGAGGCAAACCCCGCCGCCTGGATCTCTGCCTTTGCTGTTTGTGCGCCCTCGGGCAATTCCGCTTCGCGCAGGGTCTTTTTGAAGGCGCCGAGATGCGACGCGTTCTCGGCAAGCTCGGTCACCATCC